AGGAACAGCATCATTGACATGGTTATCATAAAATAAAATAAAATGAGTTTAGATTTTGATCCAACATTATTAGGAGTAGCAGTTTATATAATAACTGTATCTGATATTAATGAGGGACTTCAAACTGTTCTAATCTTAGCAACTATAATCTATACAATAATAAAAATTAATCAATTACTAAGAGGTCAAAAAAAGAAATAATATGGTAAGAATCTTAAGATATTTAGCAAACAAATTAGAAACCTTCAACAACATGGTAGCTGCTGCATGGAACAAGTGGCTTAGTAAGATTAAAATGTAATAAATGAAATTAAGCAAGAACTTAACACTAGCTGAAGCAGTAAGATCAGAAACTGCAAAGAGAGTAGGAATAGATAACAAACCTACAAAAGAACACATAGAGAACTTAAAAGTAACAGCAGAGAAGGTATTTCAGCCTATTAGAGATCATTTTGATAAACCTATATATGTTTCTAGCATGTATAGATCAGAACAGCTTAATAGAGCTTTAAAATCTGCTAGTAAGACCAGTTTACATATGACTGGACAAGCAATAGATATTGATATGGATCATACATCTATTTCTAATAAACAAATATTTGATTTTATTAAAGATGAATTAGACTTTGATACATTACTGTGGGAGCATGGTGAAGATTCTCCTAGTTGGGTGCATGTATCTTATAGAGAAGGTAAGAATAGAAAACAAGTTTTAGAGGCATATAAAGATGATGTTACAGGTTTAACTAAATACAAACAGTATGAGCCAAGAAAAGAAAAACAAAAAGAAGTTCAAAGAGACAAAACTAGGTCAGTTTCTACTAGGAAAGTCAGGGGTGTTTCAAACAGTAGCTGATACAATACCTTCAACAGGGTTTTTAGGTGTTTTAAAGCAGCTTATAATTAAAGATGATACACTAGCTCAAAAGGATAAAGATGTAGCCTTAGAAATGCTGAGATTTGATATGGCAGAAATGGATTCTGTTACTAGAAGATGGGAATCAGATAACCTTTCAGATAGTTGGCTTTCAAAAAATGTTAGACCATTAACATTAGTATTCCTTACAATAGTATATACCATTGGTTTTTTCTTAGAGTATAACCTGGACAGTATAAATCAGATCCTCTTACTTATTATTGGAGCTTATTTTGGTGGAAGGTCTTTTGAAAAGATACAAAAGCTATAATATATTTATAAGTAATATATACTATTATTATAATATACTTATCATATTAATATATAATATATATAATACATTAAATTTAGTGTATTATAATATTTTGTAGATAACTTTTGTTTATTTGTAAATAAATATTATCTTTATGACTTAAACTTTAAAAAATTATTATGAAAAATAACACATTACAACCTGAATTAGTACAGAAATCACTAACAAAACAAGAATTTCTAAACAACATTACCATCAAGAATTACTCAGAATGTAAGGGTAGAGATGGAATAGCTTACTCAGCAGACATTTATTATAAAGGCAAACTTGTTTGTGATATAGTAGAGGGTGGATATGGTGGAGAATTAGACATCAATCCATATACTAAAGTAGGAAAAGACAAATATAAATTTGACAATACAATTAATGTAATATTTGACACTATCAATAAAGATGATTTACATAGAGTAACTACTCATAAAAATGAAGATGGTACTTTCTTCAGCTATACACAAGATTTAGAATCACTTTTAGTTGAAGCAGTAGATAAGCATTGTATTGCAAAAGAAAACCAAAAGATTTTTAGAAAAGGTATAATCTTAGAATCTGAAAAAGGTAGTTGGGAAAAAGAGGGTGCATATAGATGTATCACTTGGGGAAAAAAAGGTATTAAACACATAACTAATCTTTCATTTATGAAACCTAGAGTGCAAGAAAAAATAACTGAATTAGTAAATCAAAACAAAGTAATTATCAATAAAGATTATTTAATATCATTAGGATATAGTTTGTAGTAAATTTCATTTTTAAAATTGGAAAGCCTCAACTTTTAGTTGGGGTTTTTTTTATACCTTTATTTAATGCCAAGAAAACTAACAAGGAAGTCAGCAATTAAAAAACTAGATAGAATATTCAGCCTTTATATAAGGCAAAGGGATGCAGATAAAAGAGGTGTTTGTACATGTTGTACTTGTGGTAACAAATTACCTATTAAACAGATTCATTGTGGGCATTTTATGAGTAGGAGACATATAGCAACAAGATGGGATGAGGATAACTGTCACAGCCAATGTGCAAAATGCAACACTTTTAATCAAGGGGAACAATATAAATATGCTTTGTTTCTTAATAAAAAATTTGATACTGATAAAGCCTCAGAATTACTTGTAAAGTCTAAGCAAACTGTTAAGTTATCTCTAGAGGATCTTCTTGAGAAGATAGAATTTTATAAAAAAAAACTGAAATAGGTTAATTGTATTATAATTTATTATACTTTTGTAGTAGAAAAATTCATTTAATTATGTCAATATTCAAAAATAGAAGGGAAGAACCTACTGCTAAAGACAGTAAAATAGAGGAGCTTACTTTAGAAGTAAAGCAACTCAGATCTGAACTCATAAAATCTTATGAGGAAATCTCTAGTTTAATTAGAGAAACAAAAGACCTTAATCATACTATTACAATGCTTAACATAAAGCAGAATAATAATGAAACAAAAGAGGAGAAAAATAATAACAATCTTAATGTAAAATTAAATTATGATGGAATCCACAAATATTAAAGTAAGTACAATACAATTTGTAGAAGAACAAGGGGAGTGGTCAAATGGGCAACAAACCTTTTTAAAATATAAGCTACATCTTAACAATGGTGAAAAACCTGAATTTCTAGCTAAGTCTAAAAAGACTATTGAATCTTTTAATCAAGGTGATGAGGTTAGATACTCCTATAAAAAGGAAGGGCAAACATTTGCTAAAATTGTAAGAGAAGATAATAATCAAAATATAAATAACATGTCAAAAAATAATACAAATAATAATTCATCAACAAGTAATATGACTCAACAAGAATCTATTGCTAGAAGTGTTGGTTGGAATAATGTTAGTTCATTAGTTTTCTCTGAGGAGTTTCAAAAATATGATGAACCTAATAAAAAAGAAAAAGATGAGAATGGTGAAATTAAAGAGGTTGAAGTCATATTCTCAGCTAGACAAAGAAAGATGATTAGACAAGCAACAGAGGTTGCTAAATACATCTATACAGAAGTAATAACTAAACCAATAATAAATAAATAATATGAATAAACCTGATTTTGTTGCAGGAGTTTATGTGGATGAATCTCCACAAGACTTTGTAATTATAAAGCAAAGGCTAAATGTTACTAGATTCAAAGAGTTTCTAGACAATCCATATGTGAAAGAATTTGTTAAGAAAAATAATGACTATCTTAATATGGATGTTTTGAAAAGTAAGGGTGGAAAATACTATCTACCTTTCTCAGAATTTAAGCCTGAAAAAAAAGTAACAACAACTGACCATAATCCTGACAGAGATTTGGATGAAGTTCCATTCTAAAATAAATAAATATGATACTAAAAATTCAAGACCAACTTAATAAAATCCATGACATTAGAAGTGGAAAAATTAAAGAAGGTCTTGGGTTAGGTATCAAATCATTTGACCAATATTTTAGATTTAAAAAAGGCACATTTAATGTTTTCTTAGGACATTCTAATGTAGGAAAAACTCATACTGTAGTTTACTTAATGTTTATGTATGCCTTGAAACACAATCTAAGGTTTCTAGTTTTCACAGCAGAAAATGAACCTTATTCAATAGTAAAAAAAATAATAGAATATAAAGAGGGTTTGCCCATTAACAAAGTTGATGAGGAAAAGCTAAAGGAAGGAAGTCAATGGGTAGATTCTCATTTTAAATTTATATCTATAGATGAACAATACACATATAAGGAATTATTAGACTTAGGCACAAGCATTAAAAAGTCTTGGGATTATCAGGGATTCTTTATAGATCCATATAATGCTTTAGAAAGAGATAGAGATTTAGCAAGGAGTTTAGGAATACATGAATATGATTATAAGGTAATGTCAGATATGAGAATGTTTTGTCATAAAACTGGTGTTTCATTATGGTTATCAGTTCATGCAGTAACAGAAAGTTTAAGGAGATTACATGGTTCTAATCATGAATACTCTGGGCATCCAGTTCCTCCAATGATGAGTGATTGTGAAGGTGGTGGTAAGACTGGAAATAGATCTGATAATTTTGTTGTGATTCATAGGTATATTTATCATGCTTTAGATTGGATGGTAACACATTTGCATGTCAGAAAAGTGAAAGACACAGACACTGGAATGATGCCCACAAGTATTTCAGCACCAGTCAGAATTAGAAGTCTAATCAATAATGTTGGATTTAGTATAGAGGGAGATAATATGATAGAATTAATGAATGAACATACTGGAGAAGGCATATCAAAAACATAAAACTTGGCTTAACATTACAAAGTCATTTGGATTAGATGAATCAACTGCTGAAGATGTAGTGATGGAGATGTACTTAAAATTGCATCACATCTGTAATGTAAAAGGAACTGATATAATTTATAAACAAGAAGGACAAGATGATTCTCTTAATTACTATTACATTTGGAAAATTCTTTACACAATGTTTCTTCAACTTAAAAAGAAACAGAGTAAGGTTAATTATATTGGAATAGAAGTTTTGCAAAACATTGAAGGATCAGAGGAAGTTGAATTTAAAAAAATGGAAGAAAGGTTTAACACAGAGTTTAATAAATTACATTGGTATGACCAAAGAGTATTTGAAATTGTAGCAAGTGGAACTAAGATTAGTGAGCTTAGTAGAAAATCAACAATTACATATATTAGTTTGTATAATACATACACAAAAGTTAAGAAGTTATTAAAGAAGAAGATTGGATTATAAAAATAAAAAAAGAAATGAAATTAGGAGATTTAGTAGAAAAGATAATAAGAAAAATAACCTTTGGTTATGGCAAGACAATAGCAAAATCTGTAGCTACATTATTTGGTTACAAAGATTGTGGTTGTGATAAAAGGCAAGAGAAGTTAAATAAATATATAATTACAAAAGATGGCATTAAGAAGTTATAAAAGTATGTTAGAGCAACAGATGAATAGTATAGATTATAATTCATTTGAAAGTTTTTTAAAAGTAATAGAAACTGGATTTAGTGATAAAGATTTAACCATAGTGTATGAGTTACATGCAAAGTATTTTAATCATCAATACAATGAACCTTGTGGATGTGGTGGAGCTAAAAAGATTGATGTAATAAATAACTGGATAAGTGATTTAAAGAAAGTTTTTGCAAATGGTGTTCAGACCAAAGAGTTATAGTAACAAAAAAAATTGGAAGAAAGGATCAGAGTCTGAGGAAAGGTTTAGATTGTTTATGAATAAGATAGGATTAGGTGCAAAAAAAACATCTTATGATGTAGACAAATATGACCATGTTGATTTTATAGTAGGAGCTTTTACTCCAGTTGATTTAAAAGGAGATAAAAATACAGATGCTGTATGGTTAGAAAAAACAAATGTATGGGGAGGTCCAGGTTCACTTATGGGAAAAGCTAAATATATGGTGATTGAATATCTTGATATTTCTACTTATGTTTTTTATGATAGATTAGAATTAGTTGACTATATTAAAAGATTTAAAAATGTATGTAAAAACAAATCTGATTATCATTGTCTATATACTAGAAAAGGTAATAAAGATGTAATAATAAAAGTTAAAGAAAAAGATATAAAATCCTATGAAAAATATAGATTTCAATACTAAGTTTAAAGTGAAAAATATTGATAGAGAATTAGTCAGCAAGAAATTAGATAATCTAAAAGACTTACAGTTTTTAGTTAATTCAGAAATAGTTAATAAACAATTATTGATATGGAGAGATAAAGAACCTGACAATAAAAAGTTAAAAGAATTTAGAGATGCAATACTGCAGATAGAATTGTATGTAAATGAATTGCAAAATGATAGGCATTTATTAATGCTAAGTATTGATGAGTATAGGAGTGATAAAATAAGAGCAGTTGAGAGAGCTAGAAGGTCTGAGGAAACAAAAAAGGATTGAGCTGTCAGTTGATTTACTTCTTGAACATGGAAGTATCTATATTACAGCACAAGAGGAAATAGAAGGATTGTTTATAGATCAGATAAATTATATGTTTATGAACTTTGATGCATTACCAAATATGTATGAGGATGTATTAGTAAATTTTCAGAACATGGATTTGTTTGCTCAGGTAGTTTCAAAGAATTATCATGCAGCACACACAACACTATATATTAACTTAGAATTAAAATTAGAAGAATGAAAATAACACTATTAGATGGAATAACTTATGATAAAGATGAGTTAGTAACAAAAGCATATAATGATGACTTTTACTATGATTACTTAGGCAAATACTGTCTTAGTTCAAGTTCAATTAAAAACCTATTATCATCACCAAAGACATATAGGAATATAATGAAATATGGTTCACCAAGTTCTCAAGCTCTGAGGGATGGATGGCTTTTCCATACTTGTGTGCTAGAACCACATGTCTTTGAAAAACAAATTTTTATTGATGTCCAGAGTAAGAACACAAAAAAATATAAAGATGCTGCAGCTGAACATGGCAAGGTATTTACAATGAAAGAAAAACATGATGCTGAAAGATTGGCTGATGCTCTATTAAGGAATGAAATGGTTTTAGAGAAACTTAACAACTCTGATTTTGAAGTTGCAGAAGTTGATGAGATTTCATTTGATGGTGGATTCAAATTTCCTTTTAGAGCAAAGGCTGATATTTTAGGAAACAATTCTACAATGTATGACTTGAAGTCTACAAGTAATATTGAAGGTTGGAAATATTCAGCAGACAAATTTGGTTATGATATTCAAGCATTTCTTTACTGTAAGATTTTTGATATAATGCCAAATAAGATGGGGTTCATTATAATAGATAAAGGAAGTTTAGACATAGGATATGCACAAGTAACAGAGGAGTTTTATTTAAAAGGTGCTGCAAAAGTTAAAAGAGCTTTAGAGATTTATGAGGAATGGTTTATGCAAGAGACTGATTTAGATCAATATTATATAAACATAGAATTATGAAACATTACATACCAAAAGAAGATTTAAAATATTACCTAAGAACTACAAAAGCTGATATTGAATTTCAGCAGAGAATACTCAGGTATTTCTGTTATGGATTTCCAATGTTTGTATTTTGGAGTGTTATGGCAATTAACTTTTTATTTTTTATATTTACTGGAAAGGCAGGATAGATGATGATGAAAGTTTGTTGCAGATGTTATATAGAGAAACCAAGATCAGAGTTTCATAATAAAACAAGTAGCAAAGATGGGCTAGATAATAGATGTAAAGATTGTAAAAG